ACCTGGGTATCGTTCGCGTCGGTGCGGATCGTCGTGTTCACGCCAGAGGTGTAGTGATGGCGAGAGACACAGCCGCCGATTCCCTTGGCGTCGATTGCTGCCTGGAAAGTCGCGCCGGTGCTGCTGCTCTTGTTCTCGCTGTTTGTCGTCGCGAGGTTGGCATTGCCGCGCTTGATGTATGTCGACACACCGCCGGCGTTGCTGACCCTGAGTTGCAGGATTCGCGTGGATGTGTTGCCGTCGATGTCGGCGAGGCTGGTCGGGGCGCTGGTAGCTCGCAGCACTACCACGCAGACATTGGTGAGATTCTGCTTGGCGACCCAGGTGAACTGCAGACAGATCGGGCCGGTGATATCCGAGCCCAGATCCCAAACCATGCCGCCGATCATGCCATCGACACCGCCAGACCCGGCCGCCTGGCCCGAGTCGATCCGCATCACAATCTCGTCTGCGGTCGAGCCTTGACTGATTTTGTTGGTGGTGTCACTTAGCTCTGTTCCGTCTCCGTAGAGTAGGCGCTGCGAGTCGTCGCCGCCTCCGCCTCCGCCTCCGGTAGTCGTGGCTCCCGGGAAGATCACATTCGGGCGACTCATTACCAGCCCACCAAGATATGCAAGGTCGTTGATACCGCATTGTTCGTGCCGCTGTCAGGGGTTGGTCGGTAGAAAAGAGATCCGCTGGTGGTGCTGAAAGTCGCACCGCCGACGATTTGATTGTCGACGATAGCGGCAGCGGTTGCCTGCTCAAAAACGACATCGACCCCGGTGGGATTCGTCGAAATACCGATCAGAGGGTCCACGTTGCTGGCGTCTCCGCTGGTCTTGGCGGCGATAATCCGCAGCAGTCGGCCGCGGGTAATGCCCAGCGGGATCTCCAGCTCTGTGGCAGCGGCGACGCTGGTCTGGCTGATGGTGACCAGGATCTCCCGGCCTTTGCGTGTGACAGTAGCGCTCATCTATGTCTCCCCTCATTCGGTCGGTCGGTCTGGGGCATGGTCAGCATACCCTATGTCTTGACGTGAAAACAGTTTTACCCGGATGCCTTTAGGCTGCTAATCCTCACCGGATCATCATCGAGAGCCAGCGATAGCGCCCATGCGTAGCCCGTCCAGCGCTTAGACAGCACCGTCGCCAGGAACACGCGCCCGAGGCTCTCAGAGTCGAGCCGGAACTGGTCGCCGGGCATCAGGTATCCGAGCCGAGCGACAGCCAGATAGGGGCGCTCGCTGTAGCCGAGGCCCTTGGTACGCACCAGCTCGCGCGCGATTAGGGCCGCGCTGGTGTCGTCGTAGATGTGCTCGAGGGTCAGCGTCTCGGCCTGAATAATGGGCGCCTCTGGGTCGCTGCTCCATCGATTCGCACTGATCACGCAATATTCATCAGCGAATTGCTCAGGGTCCGACGGATCGGGATCTGGCGTGATTGTGATCTGCCGTTTGTAGTCGCCCGTTTTAGCTCGAGGTGCGAATCTTATTGTGACCTCATTGATCACCTCGCCGAGCTGTGTCCGCCCGGTGACCGGGCCTATCGGCTCGCATTCTGGACCCTCGGTGATGAGCGCCAAGCCCTCCGCCATCGCCGTATCCAGCACACGCCCCAGCGGATACAGACCGAGCGGACCAGAGCGCACCTCGACCAGCAGCGGATCGAGCAGACGGCTAACAAAAGACCACGGCGCCAGCGTCGGCTCAGTGATGTATGTGTCGATCCTGATCCTGTTGAGGATGCCGGCCTCTGCAATCCACTTCTCGACATCGACACGAAGCGAGGTTCGGAGCAGCGACCAAGCGCAGACATCACCGAGGCCGGCCATCGCCGAGCCAGAGAACGGCGAGCGGATGCCGCCGCCGCCGTTCCACACGCACCAATACTGACCGCTCTGGGCGCTGATTCCTCCGGGTGTGCTGATGTCTACGACTGCGACCAAGCGCCCGAGCCCATCAGTCTCATGGGAGACGGTAAATACTTGGCTGCTGGTCCCGGTGTCGTCGAAGATGGTTACCGTTGAGGCCACCACTTCATGGCCAGCGATGAGCAATTTTGTGAAGTCGCTGCCGGTGAGTGCGACCGGATAGGCGGGACTGCCTGACGTGCCGCTGGATGTTCCGTCAGCCTTCCGGTATACGCCGGGCGTGCCGATTACTACCGGGTATACCTTGCCATCCATCTCAGACGGTGCGCCGCTCCAGGTGGTGTCTGTGATCGCTGCGGCAGGGTCCAGCAACAGGCTCACATCGTCGCCGGGATTGTCGTCAAGGGTGAAGGACAGGTAACACACATCACGCTCTGGATCGGCGTATACGGGCTGTGATAGCCGGCCAGTCAGCAGGGCAAACCGCTCGGCATAGGTCTGACCAGCGCGGCCGGTGGATCGGTCCACGAAGACGAAGAACAGATGCCCGGCGACCGCCTCGAGGCGATGACCGCGCGCGACCTGGCCAGCGATGTCCACGCCATCCAGGTAGACCGCTAACGGAACGCTGAGGCCCTCGGCTATGCCCTCGCGAGTGGTTTCTTCGATGTAATCAGGGTCAGAGAGCCCATCGGCGTAGTGAATCACCCGGCCATCCCTGACGATATCGATAGGCTCTGTAGCCACGTGGTACTCAACACCGCCGAACGTCAGATCAAGGCAGTAGACCGGGCGCGCGTTGACGAGCTGGGCGCTGGTGGGGATGCGCGGCGCCATTACCGCAGCTCCTCGATCACGACGGTAGAGAAGCGCATCGCCTCTCCCGCGGTGTTGCTGTCCTCCTCGCCTACGACAGATTCAAACTGGCCAGCGCTGGCGATGGTGCCGATGAGGCATGTGTGATGTCGTAGGAACGTCTGCGTATCCCCGGCGCCGGTGCTCCGCTCGATGCGCGGGAAGTAGGCGACGGGGTCTCTTGCGCCGACCTTTTCAAGCAACCCGAGCAGGGAGAAAGGCACATCCTTTGCAGCCGCTACAGCGGTATTGCCGGCCGTTGTGGTGCTGGTGATGTAGTCGGGATTCGCGCTGATTCCTTGGGTCTGTGTCGTGTCGATTGGGTCAGACCAAGCGATGCGCACGGTGCGGCCTCCAGGTCCGGCGCGTACGCTGCGACGCGTGCCGCCTGGCGTGTCCTCGGTCAGATCCCCTGACTCATACATGACCACTCGACCCCGGCCGTACTGTGTTCCGAATATGAACATCCGACCGAGGGAGAGGTGCCCTACCCGGAGGTCATACTGGGCGGTACCGTCGACGGTATACGGTGCGGTCGTCTGGGCGTCGATTTTCAGCGCCCATCCTCCGCCGGTCTCGCCGTCGGTGTGGAACATGACGCACACATGGGACGGGATGAGGGTCAGGGTCGTGGTCGCCGGCTCGCTGCCGTCGATGCCATCAAGGAAAAATGTGGGCTTGGGTCCGCTGACGTTGCTGGCCAGTGTGCCCGCTGTGTTGCCGGTGATCTTGCGACAGATGCCATTCGCAAAGCGCACCGACCAGCCAGCGCACTCGTTTTCATACAGATACCGCCCCGAGCTTGTGGTCGGCAGGGATGGCGGGTGCAGCTCGGAGCCTCGGCGGGTGTAGCTGTATGAAGTGGTGATCTGGTTTGAGATGGTCGCGACGGTCACCCAGGCCGACGAGCCGGTGTCCCATCGCTGCACCGCTCCAGAGGACCAGTTGATACCCTTCAGGGCGATGTAGGCCATGGTCGAGCCGAGGCCCTGCTCCTCTGCTCCGATGGTCGTCGCGTCCTTGTTTAGAACGAAGGGGATGAGCTGCTCGGCGACATTGCCGGAGGTTACCGCGTTGCTGCGCCATTGGGTGCGAGGGCTCGGGCTTTCTCGGTGGAATATGCGGCTGATGGGGTGATCGGCTGCGCTGTCGATGTTCCACGACTGATTCGCCATCGCCGAGCCATCGACCGCCGAGATCCTCACGCCATCATCGACGCCGATGTAGCGGCCGCGTCGGCTAAAGGTGCGGCCCCTCAGGTCGTCGGGGTTGGTCTGTCCAGCGCCGAGCGCACCGAGCGTCTCCAGACCAGACATAGAATGCAGCTCGTGAATCTTCATCGATACAGTCGAGGAGACATTGCACCCGAACCGGATCTCGTTAGCGGCCGAGCCGCCGCCATTGGTTAGCGAATAGTTTTGAATTGCTGAGGTCCATTGCCGGTCTGAATTGCTGTTCAGCGCACGGAACCAGCAGGAAAACTTGCCATCTACCAGCGCCGCCAAGACCTCAATCCCGCCGCTCGGCGACACGCTTGTTTTGTCCACGCCGATAGTGGCTCCACTGTCCTGGACATCGATCATTCGGAAACCAGACGAACTAAAGCGCACAGAAACGGTGTAAAGAGTTGATGAGCTGTCCCCAGACTGAACGCGAAGACTAATGGCCTCAGTTGCCAGCGAGCCACCAGAAACCACCGTTATCGCGTATCGAACAATCAACCCTTGAGCGATAGTAGATGTCGGGGAGAAATGGCTTACGTTTGTCCCGCTGGTGGTTGATCTAAGCAGCAGACCATCAGTCCCTATGCTGTCCGATGCTGTTCCGGTTGTCGCTGTCGTTAGGCTTGAAATGTTAGCCGGCAGCTCGAACGGCAGGTAAGACAAAACCCAACCACTACGCTGATACGGAGCTGGATAAACGATCCGCCCGGGCAGCGTTACCGTACTGTGACCGCCCAGAAAAACCGCCGATAACGTTTTGACGCTGGTAACATCGCTTACATTGAGACCAACAAGCACTTGCCGCCCGCGGTGGCTAACACCGGAAAAGTGAGAAAAATACGTCGATGAGTCGCCGGTATTGATTACCGTCGCATCGCTCGCATATGTTTCTAAACTGTCGCCGTTTCCGGCGTATTTCCACTCATCTCCGCCATCTGTACTGAGGTTTAGAAAAACAGCGGCATCGTCGACGGTGTTTAGCTCTCCAATCGGTATTCGATGAGCAGCATAGATAGCTCCATCATCGGAAACCCATACCGATCCATCTCCATTCGTAACCTTCCCACTTGAATATTGGACTGGGCTGAAAGTAGCTCCGCTGTCCCTAAATGATAAGATCGGGTTTGCCGTGCTGATCAAAACTAAAGACCTGGAGCTAATGCTGCTGAACGCTGACGGCAGTGAGACACGACCGAGAAGGCCGATAGCGGGGACACCGCCTGCCGCTACAGACCCGAACGGATACCAGACCGTAAGGACGCCATTCACGACGTTTACGCTGTGGTTGCTGAAAAATACCTTGGCAGATCCAGAGATCGTTACTTGCGCTATTTCAACAGTAGAAAAACGAGCGCCGCGGCTGGTGCTGGCAAACTGCGCCACCTGGTCTCTATGCGTTAGGCCTGTGGCGTTGCTGATGACATGGGCAACCAGTAAGCACTGACCGGCATTAAAGGCCATTCTTAACCTGCTCACCTCGTAAGCGGTGACAGCGCTCGAGATATCCACGCCAGCGTCCAGCGCATACTCGCTGACCGTCTCCCATGTCGCGCCGTCTTTGCTGCGATGGGTAGCGATCTGCGCTAGGTTGGCATCATCGTCATAGATCCAATGACAGCAGTAGAGATAGCCATCGACCGGATTGTAAGCGATGGCTGGATGATAGCCGTCTGTAGGGCTGGCGGTCTTGGTGTAAACCGTCGCCGTGCTCCAGCTCGCCGCCGAGGGGTCATAGGTCGCAGCCTCGACAATGTACGCGGTAGGGCTGGCGGTCTGTCGCTGATACACCACGCAGATGCGGTCGGTGCGGTCGGTCGAGTAGAAGGATGCGGCATCAGGGTCTTTCAGCGCTCCAGTCAGCGCCTCAGTTGTGGAGCGGATGACCTGGTGAGCGCTGGTCGGCTGGACATCATGCCCCCTGAAATTGGTGTCGCCCTGATAGCGATAGATAAACTCGGCGCCCTGATCTGCGCCCGGATGCCCGCCGCGGTGTGTCCTGATGCGTAGCTGCTTGGCTGCGCTCTGTGTTCCCGCTGTCTGGATTGCGAGCGTATACGCGCCCTGGGGCTCTGCCTGGCCGACAGTCGGCCCCTGCTCGGTGAATGTCGCTTTCTCACTCCAGATGTGATCTGAGGTGAGAATGAACGGGACACCGAGCCCGCGTAGAACATCGCCGGAAACGTCTGAGGCCATACATCACCACGGAATAGAATTGTTTATCATTATCGCCCATCGGCACTCTTGACCGTCAAGATGGACATGAGGCCAAGCCCATGGCATAGGGTGACCCCTAAACACCGGCCCATGCTGCGCCCATTGCCACCAGCGACACACGAGCCCGTGAGGGTGCGCATGAGGAGGCGGCAGCGGCCAGTCGAGGTTGGGCATCGCACAGAGCAGCGAGGAGAGCACAGCGGCCATCAGTAGCCGCCCTGCGGTTTGGGGTGAGGGTTGGTCCGGAGGCTGCGAGCGTATCGGCTGGTACCACGGCGACCGCTGCGGAATAGCTCTTGGTCAAGATGGCTGCGACCGATGACCGCGGTGATACGTCCGCTGCTCTGCACCCGTCCGGTGTTGACATCGTTGATGAGCTGGGTGCCCATCGAGTTTAGGACACCGCCCGGCCCGCTGGCCTCGGTCGTCAGCACCCGACGCCCTCTGCTCATCCGCTCATCCGGTGCGAGCGGATCGCGAGAGCCGGGCATGCCCGTTCCGATGTGAGCGCTCGGCGCAGGTGTTGAGGCAATGATCGCGGCCTGCGCTGCGCCAGCCAGACCAAGCCCGACACCGGCGATAGGTCCAGCGATAGGGCCGAGCTCGGCGAGCGCTTTGGTGATGGCCACAGCGGTATTGACTGCCACTTGAGACAGGCCGGCCGCTTGGCTGGTGCGGAACAGCGCAAGCGCGGTCTTCTTATTGTCATCGGCTAGCTGGTCGGAAAGCGTTGACGATAGGCTGGCCACCGCTCCGAGCGAATCACTGATACCGCCCTGGATAGCCTCCTGGTCCCTCAGCGCCAGCGCCTCAACCTCATTCAGCGCAGCGTCAAGCTCTGCCACTGTCTGATCAATGATCGCACCGCTCTCAGCCGCTACGCTGTTGAGGTCTGCGGTTAGCTGTGCGATTGCTGCCTGATTCGCCGCTGCCCGTTCCTTGGCTGCTGCGGCCGCTTCCCGGTCTGCTGCTGCTCGGTTCCTGGTCCTCTCGGCCAGAAACTCCTCGGATGCTGCTGCCTCTCGATTAAACTCAGCGATAGCGTCGGCTGCTGCTATCTGGCTCTCGGTCGCTTCGATGGCGTCGAGCCGCTCTTGTGTCAGGCGGTTTAGCTCCGTTGTCAGTGCCGCCGCTTCTTCCTGCTGTTTCTTGCTGATTCGAACGTTGGGTCCGGTTGCCTGGTCAACAAGCTTCTGCTGCGCTTCAATCTGTTCATCAAGGGAGGCAACGATAGCATCACCCGCGGCCTGAATACGGGTCTTGCGCTTCTCATGCGCTAGCCCGTCCTTGTCAATCTCGCCGCTGATGAGTCGCAGTTCATTTCTCAAGTCTTCAGCGATGACGGCCTGATTATCAAACGCCTCGTTGAATGACTCGATACGAGCCTGTGCGGCCTCCGCCGCCTCGGCTGCTTTCTCGGTTTCATGTTTATACAGCGCAAACGCCGCAGTGACCGCCCCCACCGCAAGCGCGAGAGGGCCAGCAACGGCGGCGAGCTGGCCAAACAGTCCGACCATTGCGCCGGCTGCTGGGTTGACTGTAGAGATCCCGGCGCTGATCGCTGGCAGGCTGTCGCGGGCCAGGTTCTTGAGGCTGCCCGAGGTCTTCTTGGCTGCGCTGCCCATGCTGCCGAGAACATCGGCGGCGTCGTCTGCGCCGCTTTCCAGTCCAGAGATAGCGCCCTGGCTGCGGTTGATTGCATCCTCGAGGTCAGAGGCATCGCCTCGGATTCTGATGAGGATATCGCCGCCGTCTACCTCAGCCATGGAGTCTCTCCAGGCGCCGCTCAAGCTCGGCGCGTTTTGCCCGTTGGGCGTTCTGCTTGCGCTGCTCTGGCGTCTCAGTGAGTAGCCGGTGCTCGGCGAGGAGCTGCACCTGCACCGACCGCTCCAGGGTCAGGAACCACCCAGGCTCTCGACCCCAGAGGCGATCAATGCGGAGGCACATCAGATCACCGACGCCCCGGCGCCGGTAAAATCCGCGGTGTCGCTGACCTCCTGCTCGGTCGGCAGTGTGGTGGTAAGCCAGTCGGCCACCACTCGACCGCCCCTGATGATCTCGCCGAGCTGGACGCCGCGAGGGATCAGCACCTCGAGCACGCTCTCCCCATAGGCCACCAGGTCAAGCGTCGCCGGTCGGTAGGAGGGCAGGAGCAGGCGCTCGTCATTGACGACGAGGCCGATAGCAGCAGCGGAGCAGCGGAGCAGGCGCGTGCGAAACGTCGGATCTGACATCTCGGTCGGCCAACTGACGGTGAGGTCAGCCAGCGCGGTCCATGATGCCGGCTTGCGGATCTGGAGGTCAGGAAGGGGGGAGAGCGTGAGCGTATCCATTGGTCAGTCCTATGTCGGGCCGGTCGAAGTGTAGCCACCCATGCATTCAGCGCTGACGCTGATCGAATCAGGCGACCCCTCGCTAAACTGCCAGGTGCAGATGCACTTGCTAAACGTCACGACCTGATCGGTGGTGCCATCCTCGACAGTGAACTGGATGTCGATGTTGTATTCCTCATGCTCGGCGCCGACCTTGGTAAAAGCGGCAGCGTTACCGGTGCGGTCGAGGAAGTCGACCAGCGTGAGGTCAGAACCGGCCGAGGTAGTGAACATGCGCATATGGACGGTGAAAGTCACCGTGATGACCGGGTCGTCGCCCTTCCGAGATCCGACGATGGTGCCGCGATCTCTGATGATGATGCGCTCTGCCTTCTCGCGACCGAATGAGACGTCGCCGTTCTCAAACGCCACGGTGTACGTGTTCGTTCCACCGTTATCCTTGAGTACCAGCGTCCCGTCACGCGGCACCTTGACGGTCGTAGATTCTGCCATCTGTCTATCCTCTCATGGTTTCCGCCAGCGTGACGGCGATGTCCGCCTGCAGGGCGGGTATCAGGTTTAGCGTGAGCCGTTCCTGGACCTCGGTAAACACGAGGCGCTTAGATCCGGCTCGGTGAATATAGACCGCATACCCGCGGCCTCGTTGTCTCGCCCTGTTGATCAGCGACACGAATAGCTCAGTAGGGCTGACATCGATCTCGGCGCGCCATGCTGCTTTGGCTATCCCCGTGTCGACCGGGAACCCATCGCGCGCATCCTCGACCATGCTGGCCGCGTGCTGCTCGAGGACAGGCCGCAGCACATCGAGATCGATCTGCCCATCAGAGTCGAAGACCGGCGAGAGCTGGCGCGTTGTTGATAGCTTGACATCCATCAGCGACTCCGGACCAGGCGCCGCAGTCGGCGGAACTGACTAAAGAGATCGACGGTCTGCTGCTGTGGCGTTGCCAGGAACAGCGAGCGCTGAGGCTGTGGGTCTTTCGGTATGCTGTATTGCTCGGTCTCGTCGATGGTGCGTTTGAGACGGTCAACGACAGGGGGCAGAATGCGGTCGCGGATGATGAGCATCTGCTCTTGCCAGAGCGGGTCTGGACCCTCGCCGGCTCGGTGGACGTACTGCGAATAGTCCACCCCGTTGCTCACCCGGTAGCCGATGAATGGGCGCTGTATCGCCTGCACATCCCATCCTGCCCGACTGCGCCCGGTGACGACAGGCCAGCCCTGGCGAAGCTGCACTAATATGTCCTGACCACCCGCGATCAAAACAATCAGCTCCCCAGCGGTCAGCGTCCGCATCTCGCCGTGCTTGCGCTTGAGATGTCGCGTCACGCTGCGCAGCTCGATGTCGAGGTCTACGCTCATGGCGCGCTCATGTCGAGATTGAAAGTAATTCCAAGCTCAAAGCTTTGGACCATGTAGGCGCCACCCTGAAGGCGGGTCGTGGTCACCGGGCCGAAGGTTAGCGCCCCCTCATTCGTGAGGCTGGTGCCTGGCTGGATTAGGAAGCGCTGGGCGCTGTGGAGGTCTTGCAGCGCTTGGGATGGCGCCTCAAGTCCAGCGCCCGGCTTTAGTTCGTGGCCGAGCTGCACCGTAAACCGGGCAGTGACTCGCAGGCCATCGGCGCGCGCTGCCTCTCGGCTGCGCTGCTTGCGGTCGCCGGCAGGGAGGCAGGCCACCGCGCGATGACCTCTCGGAGCCCCAGCACCTAAGAGGCCAGCGGGTGACCTGCATTCAACCAAGCCCGCGGCGACGAGGCGGGCGATGGTTGCAGTGAGGGCAGACGCATAGGTCACCGGACATACCGCCCGACGCGACCAGACGAGAGGACCAGCACCGGCGAGGCGGGCTGCTGCTGCGCTCCGATGCTGTTGTCCTCGCCGTCATCCATGCGGCTGCGGATCTGACCATACAGGCGCGGTAGCGTCTGCTCGATGCGCCGGGCCTCCTCACGGAACGGCCCACCATCGCCGAGCGTCAACGCCAGATCATCGAGCGCGTACACCAAAGCCTGAGCGGTGAGGTATGGCCGCATCGAGCTGGGGGAGCGCATGCGCCAGAACGGCAGGCCCTCGCTATACAGACGGCTCGATAGCTCAGTCCAGGCATCGGTGATGAACTTCTGCAGATCCGATGCGCCGGTCGTCTGTAGCGCTGATAGCCTGCTGTAGCGGTTCGTCAGATCGGTGGTGCCGATAGGCGGATACAGCCGGGCCAGCGTCAGCGCAGAGTCATTGTAGAAGTCGTGCTGATCGCCGCCGATGGTGGCCGAGAACTTCAGGAGGAATCCCTGCCCTAATGCCTTGCCGGTCGTGGTCGCAGCAGTGACCGTAAAGGACAGCGTGCCGCCGCTCTCCGATGCCGTGGCACCGTCGACGATGGCCTCCCCGCTGGGGCTGTACAGCGAGAAGGACACCGCCGAGACGGTGGGCGCGCTGCCACCGTGCTCGATGTCCACGGTAACGGTGGTGTCCTGCCCTCGAGGTATGAGGGTCGGACCAGTCCACCGGGCGCTGTATGGTGTCCCGTCTGGCACCTATCAGACCGTTGACAGGATGCTGGTGGGATCTGCCACGGTACCGCGCCAAACCAGAACGCCGCTCTGAACCGTGCCGACCATGTCGACAGCTTCGCCGACGTTCTCAAAAATGATGGTGTTGTTCCCGGTTTCGTTCATCGTGCTCGTAACCGTGACGGTGCAATTTCCGCCGTCAACGGTGAGCGAGAGCGAGCAGCGCTGGCCAAAGAAAGCCGGGGCGCCCAGGTCGCGCGTCTCAACACCACCAGTGCCAAGGGCGCACACCATGTGATGATGGTCGGGGATGGGGATAGCGTTGCCGTTGCCGGGGTCTTTTACCTCGACGATGCCAGCGTATCGGACAGTCTTAAATGCCATGATGTGCTCCTGATGTCAGCGGTTAAGCGCTCCAGGTATACGCCGTATGCCCGGAGAATGATTAGCGTTTTTTCTCTCGTCGGTCGGCCCGGATGGCAGCATCTCGAGCGAGGCTCTTGGCCTTCTCGGCGCTGACCTGGCCGTTGTTTGATTCGATGATCTGGCGCGTCATGCGGTCGATAGACTCCCGGCGCCCTTCTTTCTCACCCATCGACTGACCCTCGGCGAGCTCGGCCGACCTTGCGACCTGCCTTCTTGTCAGCCTTGGTCGCCGGGTCGTCTGGCTGAGTCCGCATCGCCTCGAGTGTGGCGATGGCTGCTGCCAGCTTGTCGGCCAAATGGGGATTCATGGCAGCGCGTCGCTGCAGGTCTTCGACGCGCGCCCGCTGGTTGGCCGTCTTCTCAGCGATGACGAGCGGATGGATTGGCTCGACAATTCCTGCATCTCGGATGTGCTTACGAAAGCGAGCAAACACGACCACGCTGTCATCAGTATTCCAGATGATGCGGCCTGCCGGTGTGACGGTCGGCTCGGAGCCAGGCTCTACCCACCAGCGCTCGCCGGTGGTCGTCGAGTAGTACCGGCCGTATTGGTAAAACTCGGCCTCCTCCGGGTCTTCGCCAGACTGGAGGAGGCGCTTATCTTCGGGTCTGATCACCGTCCCGCCCTTTGCAGTCGCGCCATTGATGGCACGATTGAGGCTGCCATCATCGCCCACACCATTCACGCCGGGCACTGCGATCAGCTTGGACAACTTCGGGAGCCATCCATGCTCGGCGTGGAAGTTCCAGGCCGATTCGTAGTGGACATAGATAAAGCGCCGTCCGATCTTGGTACGCGGCCCAACCGGTAGAAGGTCGGGATCGCGTGTCTCGGTCGGGGTCTGGCGCTTCGGAGCGCGTAGGGTGTGTGCTGGCATGGCATCCTCTGGGGCGGGTGCGGGTGGTCAGATATCAAACGTCAGAGATGATCTCGACGGCGCGGGCATCCTCGATCTCGACGCATGCCGGGAACATGGACGCGATGAGCGAGGTCATAAAGTTGGTCTGGTCGCGTGCCATCTCGATCACCACTGCCTCATTCGCGAGGAGCAGCAGGCCCGGCGGGACGTGACCAGCAGCCAGACGAGCATCGGCGAGGGTGTAGCCAAACGCGCCAGCGCCGAACATTGCGCCGGCATAATCGGCGTTGGTGTTCACTTTTCCAACAGAATTCGACTGGAAGAACTGAATCCCGTTCCACGAGCCCTTGAAGCCAGGACCGCGCAGCTCGAGGAGATCCGAGGTGGCAGCGCGGAACTGGACGGCGCCGGCCTCAGCGCGGAGACTGTTCTGGAAGTCGTTGAACTGTTGTGGGTGGAGGACGCAGGCATAAGGGCCCGCGACGCTTTCGCTGTTGAGCTGGAATGCGGCATCGTAAATACTGGCCACATCCAGATCGACACCGCTGCCCGGTCCGACATCGTTGTCGATGGCCGGGAACAGCGCAGTGAGCAGATCGGTCAGCGTCAAGGCGACACCGGCGACGAGGTTGGCGGCGACGCGCTCGACCTGGATCGGACCGCCAGCGATGGGGATGAGATCGGTAAGCTGGTACTTGCGCGAGTATCCGGCGGGGATGAGGTCAAACTTGCCGGTGTCATACGAGGTGACGCTGATCGCAGTGCCGTCAGTCTCAGAGTTGCGCGCAGTGTAGGCACCGGGCGCAGCATCCAGGGTGCTGCGGAGGGTGTCAGATCCGCCAGCCTGCCAGGGAACGCGGGTCATCAGCGCGGTAAGGTCGGTGGGGTCGAAGAGCTTCTGGAGAATCAGGTCGGACAGAACCTCGTTAACGAGGCCTCCGCCACTGATAAGCGTTGCAGTTGTGGTCGTAGACATATCGGTATCTCGGCTTGGGGTTCAGGTGTCCGTGTCGCTGGACTGGCGAGGGGCGGATATCGGACCACCGAGCCGAGATGCAGACACTATAGCAACGTCAAGAGATGAGGCCCTGCTTTTTCAATAGCTCAAGGTTAGCTGCAAGCGCTGCCTTCCTCCCTGACTTGGCCCGATGCGCTCGATAGCCCTTTAGGTCCACCTCGGACTGCGGCGGTGCTGGTGTCGTGGTTCCGGCGTTGGGATCGCTGGCCGGCTTGCGCGTCGGCTTGACGTTATCCATAGGCTGTTGAGAGTTTTCCACAGGGTTATCGGCAGGTGTGGAAAACCACCGACCGAATAGGGGGTCTTCTCGCAGCTCGCCGACAAAGTCACCGAAGGCCGGCGCCTCTGCCCCGTCTGCAACCTCAGCGACCGCGTCAGCATACTCGCGACGAATCGCACGCCGTCCGCGCTTGCTGGTGATGCCAGCCGATACGAGGTGCATGTCTTGAGTGTGGCGCGCGCTGGTGCTCTTGAGGTCAGCCTGCAGCTTGCCAACTTGCTCCTGCGCTGCTTTCAGCTCTGCCGCCAGGCGCGAGCGCTCGGCGGTAACAGCCCGCAGGCTATCGCGTAGGCTGGTGTCGGTTGCAACTGCTGGCGCTGGCGCTGGTGCTGGTGTCGTGGTCGTGTCGTCGCTCATTGGGGCTCCTCTTGTCTCAGGATGCGCCGAGCCCATGCCCGGCCGGGGTTGCCTCCCCACAATCCCCATGCTTGCGCAGCCTTGGATGTGGGGTCTTGTCTTGCCTTCGCACTGCCCGGCGATGCGCCGTGCCTGGCGAAAAATGAAATCATGCGCTTGATGGTGTCGAGGCTGACGGGCTGACGTGCGGCGAGCTGGGCAGCGCGACGAACACCGACCGGGGTGCCGGCTCTCCTCGAGGGCGGCAGCTTGGCGCGGATGTCGAGCGCTCGGCGGGCTGCTCGAGCAACGGCCGCGGGTGGTCGGTATGACTCAGCCATTCTTCGGCCTCCGCGGGTGCCCCTTGGGGAGCAAGTCGTTGTCGGTGGTGTACTTGCTGTTCCTCGGCCGGCCCTTGGCGAGCAGGTACAGGAACGCATTCACGCGGGCCATCGCCCATTGGTTGCGGCTCTTGACCTTGGGGCTGTGGCTCGTCGAGAACGCGCCAGCACCGCGCCTGAATACCGCCTTGAGGCGCCCCAGCGTTGCGCGCTTGCTTGCGGCCGGGTTCTCTTCATTGTGCGCTGCGACCTTGCGCTTGAGGGCGTCCTCGGTCTCGGCGCTGATCTTGATGCCGCCGCGTGTACCTGATGCGCTGCCGGGCTTGTTCTTGCGGCTCCCTCGTCGCTGCTCGCTGCGCTTTGGCTTGGCTCCGCTGTCGGGTGCTTTCTTCTGTGCTGCCCTGCCCTGGAGCGTCGCCTTGGCCTTGGCACGCTTGGCGCTGCCCTCGTTGCCGGCCGTATACCGGTACTTCTTGCCGGTCTTGCCCCATCGATAATATGGGCCGCGGCTGTCCTCTCCTCTCTTGACTGGCACGCTATTCCTCGCCGTCTTCAATGGCTGGCTGGTCATCCTCGCCGCCGAGCTCGTCGACGATACCAAGCAGCGCCTCGTCGAGTGATGCCCTGTCCAGGTTGCGCATCCGCAGCATCTCGCGCGCTGCGCTGATCTCCATCAGGGCGCCATCGATGTCAGCATCCTCCTCGTCCTCCTCGTCCATCTCGGCGAGGGCGTCGGCGAGTCGTCGCTCCTGTAGCTGCTGATCCACCAGGAAGGCGATGGCCTCCTCGTCGCTGTCGAGGCCGGGGTTGAGGCGCCGGGCCATGGTCACGCGAGAGACGAGGCCAAGACCTTGCTCCTTCTCGATATTCTCAATGAGGGTTTTACGCTCCTGCTGACTGAGGCCAAGCTGGGCATATTGCACTGTATACGCGCGTTCATCGGTTGGCAGCGATGCGCCACCGTAGGCGTTGGCGAGGCGCGCTGCTTTGCTGAGGAGCTGGGCGTCCCCGTCGCGATTGACCGGCTCCGCCTTGGCCTGCGCTCGCCGCTGTCCGTCTCGGCTGACCACGATGCTGATGCCGCTCTGTGGTGAGCCGCTGGCGATGAGGTCGCCTGGATTCAATCCAGCATAGACAGCGAGGCGCTCACCGTAGGCCCTGAGCGCTTCCACGCCATCCATGGGCGCCATGCCGGGCGGGTACGTGTCGATGCGTCCAGCGCTGTCTCGGGTGCTCTCAAACTTCAGAATGGTCTTGGGCGATGTCGTGATGGTCTCGACATTCTGCGACCCCGACAGCGTGCGGGCTACGCCGGCCGGCGGTTGCAAATCTATCGTAATTCTCTGGGGCGACGCGGAGCTAGAATAAGCATCCCACCAGGAAGTCCAGCCGACACACAGGCGCAGCGTCCCGCGTACCAGCTCGACGCCGCTCATGAAGTCAAAGAGCCGATCCTGAAGACGCGCATGGTAGAGCACATACGGCAGGATCGGGACGCCGCTCTCGTCTCGATACGGGTACTCCTTTGAGCCCGTGTACGTTTCCGTCATGTCGACGCGCTCGCCGTCGATCTCCTCCTCGATCAGGAATACCGGCTCCTCGAGGTTGCGGATATCCCACGTCTCGAACGTCTCGCGCTGCTCGCCCTCGCGCATCCTCAGCCGGTACTCGGTGAGGCATACAGGGCGGTCGGGGTGCGCTGCGTTGGCCTCTGCCTTGATGACGAAGCCAGGCGACACCACGCGATAACTGACGGCGTCGGTGCCCTCCTCGGTGGACCAGTCGAGGCGCATAAAGCACTCTCTGATCCCGCGCTGGATTAGGTCGCGCTCCTGACACAACGGCCAGAGCCTCGGCGGGATGATGGGCGCCAGGTCGTCCGCATCCTCGACGCCGTCTACCTGCACCGTGGGCGCGTGGTCATACGACACGGCCAACTGCGAAATTGCCATGAGGAATAAATTGTCGCTGACATCAGGGTTTATCTGTAGTTCGTCGGCGATCTCGGGCGCGTAGTCCTTCTGTATCTCGCGCTCAACATCGGGTTCATGCTGACCGCGCAGCAGCCGATCTCGAAGGAGCTGCTCCTGAACACGATCTGTTGATGTCATCTCGCCGTAATAGCTGCTCATTTTGCCGCCATGGGAAATAGGGTGTGCTGAACTGACGGACGCCAGCGCGGGGGCTGGCTCATCGTAAGGTATTCGCGCTGCTGCTTGCTAAACGTGCGCTTCTGCCCGACGCGCTCGCCGGTGATCTCTACCTGGTGCCAGCCCAACTCTGATAGCGGCTCGGCCTCGGAGATGACCACCCATGCGCCAGCGCTCGCCCACCGCTCTGCAATCTCGCAGACCGCATCCCTGCCGAGGTCGTGAGCGTAGCCGGTGGTGTTGACGTAGGGCGGATCGATGAACACCACCGACCCCGGGGGTAGCTGTGGCGGGTCGATGTCGCGAGCGTCGGGGAGGATGGAGGCGGGGAGGGTGGGGAGGCGAGCCACAGACACAGACACAGACGCAGCCCGCGTGTCTTGCCGGCGATCACCGGGGCCAACGAAGCCCGTCTTAGTGTTGCCCTGCTCATATGACCACAACGCTCGCAGTATCCACCGCGCCACCTCACGAGGATCGACCGCCCGAGCGTCGGGGAGGATGGAGGCGGGGAGGGTGGATAGGACTGCAACCCTCCCAGATAGCGCCTCACTCCCTGGGCCGTTCCCCCTCCATCCGCCGCGCGGTCGATTATCAATCGGGGAGGCATAACACCCGAAGTTGTCTGTTCGTGCGTGTGTCCAAATCCACCGCGCCACCTCGCGAGGATCGACCAAGGGCGCCTTGACCGGCCCCTCTGATCTCAGCCGTTCCCACAGCGCGCGGGGATCTTCGTCCTTCCATCCCCGGATGATCGCCGCCGCTTTACTCCTCAGCTCGGCGTCTGTGTAGCTGGTCAGTAGTAACCTCGCCCCGTCGTCTGGCTCGCACCACAGATAGCGAGCAGCACCACTACCAGAGCGGAGCCCCAGGGTGCGCAGGATCGCCGCCGCATACCCCTGCTTGTTCCCCATGCGGGATACAGGCGGGCGGGCGTTCTTGCCACCGTGCAGGCGGAGAGAGAGGGCCGCAGTACCGGCGCACAGTTCAGCAAACAGCGGAATCATCTAATCAGTGTCCTTGTCGTTCCTGATCGCGTGATCGGCGAGAGCCAATACTCGCAGATATACCCTGCGGCATCGAATGGATGTTTAAGCTTCTCACCGCCCATCCAATGACGGAACGTATGTATCAGCCGCTGACAGTCCTGATGCACGTAGAGCCGCCCTTCGATGCACGCCGAGGACAGGATACGGGCGCGCGCCTTGACGCTGCCCGGTCCTTTGTACGGTGGCCGCAGCGGGCAAGGGCTGCGACTCCTG